GAGTAATAGCCCCAGCAACAAGTTTATCTAAATACTCCAACTACAAATCTCCTAAATCTGTTGGCAATCTCTTGTGGGGAAGGCAGTATCCACCCTATAAGAGCAATAATAATTAACCAGAGGCTGTTATCATTGTAAGTAATGTTTTCAGCCCCATCACTCTTTATCTTGTTTGCTTGCCCTTGAGACTGCTCAACCCTGTGGACTGGGGCCGTAATCTCTTGGGCAGCATAAGAGTTAGACACACCCACTGTCTGATTATTCTCAGCACCTATCTGTGTGTTAGCAGCTACGTTAGGGCCTTTACTCCCTAACAGTTTCCCTAGGGGGAAGTTGCTGCAACCCTGTATAAACGTCAAGGCCAAAAGCAAGACCAGCAAACGTGAAGATTGGCCACATAATCGTTTCAACCATAGGTACATTACCCAACCATACGATGTAGCAAAAGAACACCAGTAGTCCTGTTGCTACTTCCCTTTTAAATGTTTTTTTCATCATTAAGTGCTCTTTCAAACTGTTCAGCATAGGAAGCAATAAGAGAGGCCCGCTCTGTACCATTAATAACCCTTCTCATATCTTTGTAGTTATCGTAATCGTACAGGCTCTTTCCAGTAAACCAACCCTCTACAGAACCTCTGACAATGATCTTGGCAGCAATAGCAGGGTCCATAGCCTTGTTAGGGTTAGAGAGAAGATCAACACCCAACTCTTTACTAGCTTTGATGTAGTTAGTCTTATGGGTTAGTTGGACATAGCCTCTACCCAACCAAGACTTACCCTCACTGTCCAACCTCCAATAAGGAGTGCGTACCCAAGTCAGTTGGCCTTTCTTGAAAGCATCATCCAAGATAGCAATAGCTTTACCATCCGTGAGTGCCTTAGTCTCTCTGACAGGCTGCATGGTATGACCAGTTTCGTGGTACGCTGTCGCAAGAATATAGGCCCTATGTTGTTTAGACAGACCCTTAGTAGCTGTCAGTAGCAAGTTAAGGCCATCCACTTGTTTCTGTGTAAGGTGTCCAGAGAACAAGTTTTTTCTTACCGTATTAAAGAAAGTAGGTGAGACTGTATTGACAGGTTCTCTAGGTTTGAAGAGGTTTGTAAACCACATTATCTATATCCATAAATACGAATTGATCCGCTATCAAAGTTACCTGTGCTAGGTGTGAACGTCATGGATGTTGTACCAGTAGTTATACCTAAATCACCTGCATACAATGTCCCAGCAGACATTACAGGCGCTGCTCCTGTTGTGCTTGATAGCATAAAAGAGGACACCCCATTAGACAAATCAATAGTGCCAACCCCTCTAATAAAAGAGGGTGCTGTCCCGGCATCAGGAGAAATTCTTGTGCCAGCTAACAAGAGGTTAAAAGGTCCAGAACTTGATGAGACAGCGTTAAAAGATACCAGAAGCGTTCTATAAGTTGTAAGATCAAGCCCTGACGCTGTCACAGAGCCTCCAGAAGAAGTAGACAGGTTGGCGACTAGAACACTTACACCTTGTCTAACTCTAAGGGCTGTCATAGCGTGAGTATTTTCTACACCACCCTCTGCATCTGCCTGAGTAGCAAGTGTTTGATTAGGCTCAAACTTGGAGGTGCCTTCATCCACTGTACCTAGGGAAATCCAAGCAGAGTTACCCTCATTCCTCTTCCACAAGATGTTGGTATCAGTCTCATACCAGAACATATTAGCGTAGGTAGTAGCGGGTGCTGTAGTCCCGCTATTAGTTGTTGCAACGGCAGCTAGTGCATTGTTTAGATCGGTTCTAAAGGCACTAGCTGTTTGGTTGTCAATGATGTAGTCATGTTGTGACAATTGTTTGTTCCTTAGTTATAGTCTACCACAGCGGTCATAGCAGTAATACTAGGAGTTACTCCCGTAGAAGAACTCTTTAAGATTACCCTAAACCTAGCTGCTCTACAAGATTTAACAGCATTATTGATCTTGGCATAGGGAGACCATGTGGGAGAACCAGCCGGGTTGTCGTTAGTTGTAGAAGCATAGACCTCTAGGTTGATGCCAGCAAAATTAGTGCCACCAGTTAGATCATCAAAGTTACCTGAAAGAGTATCAAAATTACCTGATAAATCATCAAATTGTGTAGACATAGTGGCAAATCTAACCACCGTATTGTCTACCCTCATTCTACATCTGTTGACAGAACCAGTATCAATATAACCTGTAAAGTCATAGGTTGCAGTGTAAGGCCCAACACCACTTACGTCAGTAATACGAAGGGCACTGGAAGTTACAGAACAACCAGTCTTTGTACCAGAGAAGGTAGGACTTTGAGTGTCTGTAGCGACATTAAGATAAGGCTCAAGGTCACTCTCTAGGATCACAGTAGATGTATGGTTTACAGAGGAGTTACCATACTTGTCGTAGGCCTTGATCATATACGTACCGGGTTTAGCGGATACAGTGACTGATACAGCAGGCCTAGCAACCTTACTTACATACTCCACAGCATCTGACCAAATAGCCCCTGTAGTTAGTGTAGAGTGCCTAACTTTGTGGTATGACAGGTTTGGGTCAGGGCTTTCATCCCAGTAGAGAGTAGCACTACTCCCCGCAACATCTACATAGAAACCTGTCACGTCATCAGGTACAGTTGTGGAAGAAGACAACTCATAGTTAGAGACAGTCTGCCACTCACCTTTGACACCTGTGTAGCTGAATGACTTCACACGTACATCGTAGATACCATCCTCTAGGCCCACTATATCAGCAGTACCTAGATCAAAGTACCCTACACCCTTCCAAGAGTCACCTGAACTCAACTTGTACTGCACTTGCACCTTCTCGACCAGATCAGGGGTACCAGAGGTTATATCTGCGACAAGCACAGTGATAACACCTTCTTTGGATTCCCTGTACTCCGTGCTTAATGCTAGGCCCACAGACACCTGTTCATAGGCGCTTGGAAGCGTAGTATTGTTGCTCTCAAAGGTAGCAGGGTCAGCCTCAGTAAATACACCACTAGAGATTTCTCTAAGAACCATTTGAACGAGCAGATCAGAGTTTTCACCAAGAGACAATGACCAGTAAGTTACCTCAAACACCTTGTTGGTCCAACCAAACCTAGAGTTGCTAAGTCGAATGTTATCCCCAACGTCGCACTGTAGTGCTCTCAGACCAAAGGTAGCAGACACAGTGATCTGCTCTCTGTTTCGGTTCAAGAAGATTCTAGCTACCCTCTGAGCAGTCTTGGAGGTCTTGGTGAATGGTAGAGTATAGTCAGCAACGTTCTTAAGGTTATTGTCAGCAGTCAGGAAAGCACTGCTAGTAACCTCTGGATAGTCTGTAGGTTGCCAGTCAGATTCTTCACCAATAAAGGTGCCTTTAACTGAGTTGAAGTTATCTCTTCTAGAATGCCTAGTAGAAACAGACAAACCTGACCTAAGATCAGACTCATCGAAGGATAGTGTGGGTGCCACATAAGCAGCAGCCTTCATCTTCCACAATCCACTAGAGTACCAGAACAGACCACCCATAGAGGTAATCATATCAGAGATAATTTGACTGGGTGCAGTAGAGGTTACGAAAGCCCCAGAGCAAGTATATCTATTCTCAGATTGAGCAATCTCATCACACTTGTTAGCAGCAGTGATAACTAGGGTGTCATCTATTCTAGTACTGGGTTGATCTAAACCGAAGGGTGCAGTGGTATAGTCCCTAAGACACAGGGCAGAGTTAGCTGACCAAGCAGTAAGAGTTGTTCTAGGATCATATACTTTTCTACCCTTGACCACAGCATTAATGATAGGCACACCATTAGGGAATTTGTCTGCATCAAACTTTAACTTGATGTACAGGTATGCAATCCCAGAGAGTGTGTGTGCAGTAGTCCACTGGCCAGTTGCGGGAGTAAGGGCACTTGTACTGTTGACCAGCCCATTAGGTGCGTTCTGTGTATCGGTACCGTAGTACCTCTTGATAGTCACAAAGCCTGCCCACTTGTTAGGCGTAACAACTTCCCCATCTACATCGAGAGTGACCAACTCATCGTCTACATAAATCTCATCGTAGGATTCAATCTCATGGCCAGCAAAGGCTAGGATTCTATGTAGGTATCTATTGGTATCCCCAGTAGTACAATCATAGATTCTAACCCCACCAACCTTAACCCTACCATAGATGATCTGGTGGTCTAGGTTAGAACCTGAGATACCTGACAGTGTATACCCTCTACTAGAACCTGAACTAGGTTTAGGGGACAAGGCATTAAGTGCTGCACCCATAGCAGTAGAGACAAGGAAGTGAGTTAGGATAGTCCCTGCGCCACCAACAAGGAAGCCCCCGATTAAAACACCACCCGTAAGAGCAGCCGTGCCAGCAGAGAGCGCACCAAGTACAGCGGAAATAGCCATTTAATCACCTAGATATTTAGAGTAGACTCTTTCAACTTTATTGTAGCCAAGCCACTCTAAGAGTTTGTCAAAAGGCTTGTGACACTTAGTGTTTACCATTAGGAGTGATACACCATCCTCTTTAAGATACTTCTCAGCAAACTTGATAAGGTTAGGGCCAGTCATACCCACTCTGTGTTCTGGTAACAGAAATATCACATCATTGTTAGCGAACATATGGTCCTTGTAGTGTAGACTTCTCTGTACGACCACAACGAAGTACCCAACCAATACTCCACCATCTCTAGCGGTGAATATCTTTAACACACCACACTGCTCTAGTACGTGGTAAGCATCCCAGTCAGGATTTAGTCTGATCTTCTCTTGGTTAAGAGCAATCTCTTCCCAATGCTTAACCAGCAGAGGTTTAATCTCTTCCTCTACGTTGTACAGAGGTTCTTGCTTGTATTCAATAGACATGTCAGGTGCCTTTGTTACTTTCTACCCCAAGGGATATCTTTATCTTGTAGGAAAGAGATATATTCTAACCCACGATCACTTGGAAACCTAGACTTTTGGTCTTGGTCAGTGAATCTTCTGACTACAGGACGCTCTAGTTTGATCAAGATATTCTCTACAGTCACAGTGATATTAGATGTACTAGCCTCTTCCGAGATATTCATTTGGTCTAGTTCACCAGAGAATATCTCTTGAAAATAGTACGTGCCGCTACGATATACCCCAAAGTAAATCCTACAATCACGACCTTGGTATTGTTCTGTTAATGCCAAGGATAGGAAAGAAGATGGGATACCAGAGACAGTAACAGACGCCCCCTTTGCCTCAATCTCAGAAGTCTCTTCTAGTGCTGATATACCTACAAGAGAACCCGCACCTAGGTACAGTTTACTATTATAGGTAATCTCAGTTTGACCAGTCCACAGATACAGTGGCCCAGAAGAGAACATTATATCTACAGCAAAGAAGATGCTAACTTCCTCATCTGATAGGGCACTGATAATCTCAGCAGGTAGTGTTCTAGCCATTACAGAGCCTCAATACAATCGAAAGTCATCCCGTATGAAGAGATATTATTAATCTCCCACATCTGTATATTTTGGGAGAGTCTGAAACGACCAACAGTGCCCACAACATAGACAATAGAGTTGTTGGGTGGAGATTCTCTTAGAGAAGGCCATATGTCAACAGAGGCATTGCCAGAGGAGTCGCTTGTAACATCGGAAAGCACTTTATGTAGTCTCGTACCTGAACCCGTACCAAGTTGGATGTAATCACCAGCTTTAATAATACCGACAACAGACTGGTTTAAACTCTTTATCAAAAGGGTCTCGCCAGACTGAGAACCACCATTCACCAAAGGTGTATCACCAAAAGAGCCTATAACTTTTTGATACGGAGTTGGTTCTGTAGAGTCTTCTTCTAGTTGTGCAGCGGTTACTCTGACAAAACTTACTCCATCACCAGTATAACTTGTCGCACCATTGTACAAGAACAATCCGAGGCTGCTTGTGGCTGTTGAAGTTGCTACAGCACTCATATAGACTCTGTACCAACCGGAACCCAGCGATACGTAACCAAAGGAAGGTGATCCTTGTGTTACTGTCAAGGCTTGAGTACTTGCATTAAATTTAATTTGTTGTTGGGCTGTAAAACCAGCGGCTGCAAAATTTATTACAACCTCTCTTGTACTTGCAGAGTTTATATCATACCATAGGGTGTATCTTGTATTAGCGACTATAGAACGACTTCTTACTATGCTGTGTACACCAGTACCAGTGGTTTCTACAATATCATGTACACCAGATGGTAGGTTTGTCTCTGGGTTTGTAAATGCCGTAGGTGTTGCAGTTACCATACTCTTAGACCAGTAAGCGTTAGTAAAATCTTCTGAATATTCGAGAGTATTACGTTTTACTACTGGGCCTTGTGGTTGTACTGCATTAGGGTCGCCCATAAGAAATGTTCCGTAAGTCCCCTTAAGAGACAACAAAAAGGAAATCCAAGGTTCAGCATCAGACCTTTTCATAGGGGGGAGCGTGACAGTAGAAAGCCAACGCTCCCCTGAGTGTTTAATAACCTGTTGGTTAAACGTAAAAGGTGACTGACTAATGGCCCCCACATTCTCTGCACTTAGTGAGATATTACTCGGACCAAGGTTAGTCGGGATAGACAGTGGGTAAGTAATTGCCATAGTAACCTCTTATCTGAAAGCAGACGCCATTTGTCCGCCTCTACGTTTAGAATCCATCATAGCAGCTTTGGTAGCCTCTACAATCTGAGGGACCATCTTGGCAACCTCTCTGCGTACAGCAGCAGCATCAGAACCTACAACACTAATCTCATTGACCACTGTCTGAGAAGATGCACCACCCATAGCCCCAGTCTGTTGTGAGTTGACAACAGTACCAGAGTGTTTAGGTACAATCAATTCGGGGCCTTTTTCACCAACCAAGTAGGGTTGACCAGCACGGACAGAGCCACCAGAGGCACGACCAGAGAAGACACCACTCAGCAGACCAACAAGACCACTACCTGTACTACTAGCAGCATCAAAAGACCCCACCATTCTCTGCACAACAAGAACCTTGTACAACTCTTCAATGATGTTATAGGCCATAGACCTAAAGGCTTCTTCTACTGTCTCAGTACGAGTAATGATACTCATAAAGGAGTCTTCCATAGCAGAACTAACACTGTCATAGAGGCCCTGTTGTTCCTCAATCTCTTTGTTAAGATCAAGTTGCTTCTGGATTTGAGTCTCTAGGCCAGAAATAACCTCTGGACTGTAACTCTTCCACTCCATGCCAAGGGCACTGATGACCTTCTTTTGAGCCTCAGTCTTGTTAGTGAGTTCTTTCTCTAGGTCAATCTGCTTCTGTAGATCAGCGATAGGATTAGAACCACCGCCACCAGAACCTCCACCAGAAGAGCCAGCCCCAGAGGATATACCAGATGTAATTCGGCTTGGATCAAATGGTGATACAGAATTCGGCTTGAAGCCAAAGTTACTTGCTCTAGCGGCTGCACCTGCATCGTATCTAGGGTCTCTTGGATCAAACACCACTGGCTGACTAGTCTGATAACCAAGCGTCATCATCTTAGACGCTACAGCAAGACTGACACCAAGGTTTCTAGCAAGTGCGGCTGCACTGTTAGCTGCTGCTGCTACACCAGATGACAGATTGATGTTAGAGAAACCTGTTCCAAGATCAACAGATAGTTGCAGAAGACCGTTTAGCATATCTTGGGAAGCAACTTGCGCTTTATACAAAGCAAACTCTTCCAATTTCTTGGCTATAAGAGTGTCCTGTATAACCTTGGCAGAAGAGTTCTTACCATTCAGCATCTCTGCTGCTTCTTGCAGCGCACGATAGACTTCTAGCTGTGCTTCAAGAGAAGAGAGTTGACCCTCTAATTCTTGTTTCTGAGAGTCCAGTAGATCGGCGTCAATAAGAGCACCCTCCCATTCAGCGCCATTCAAGGTGCTCTCTAGGATATTATCTAGGGCCTCAAGTTGCATTGTCGCAGACTTGATTTTGGTCTCTAGTTTACCAATCTCAGCCTCAGCCTTTAGTTCAGGGTCTCCACCAAACCTAAGCCGCTCTTGTTCAGCAACCAACTCTTTAGTTGCCTCTGTAAGACCTTTTACAGCAACCCCATATTGATCTAGAGAGGCTTTGCCTATATTAGAAGATTCACTGGTGCGCATAAAAGCAGCACCAATACCAGTGATAATAGCTACACCAGCACCGATAGCAGCGCCCCAAGGGCCGAAGAAGCCCGCCATCTGAGCAAACTGTTGTGAGAAGGCGACTAGTGGGTTGGTACCACTTTGTACCTGCACAGCAAAGTCACCAATCTGATAACCTGCTTGTTGAACACCTAGTTCAAATCTACGAGCGCCTTTTTGGCTTGTCTGTAGTGCTCTATCAAACTGTACAAACCTATTGGTTACATTAGCAGTGCCATTAGCAAACTGTCTGTACTCGGTCTCAAGGTCATCTACAGCTTTAGCTAGTTGTCTTTTACTGATAATACCGTTAAGTTCTGCTCTTTGCAAGTCAGCAAGTTCAGTCTTGTATGCTGTCGTAGCGGAGGACATCCTGTCATATTTGGCAAGGAGCCTATCATAATCTGCCACAAGTGCAGAGGTACCAGCACCAGAGTTAAGAGCGGAAGTGCCAACACCAAACACACCATTAATGTTGGATTGTGCCTTACGCGCATTGGCTGTACCAAGAGCCTCAGCAGCCTCTCTTTGCTTAATCAGTGCTTGGGTTAGTTTGTTTTCCTCTGCGGCCTGTTTAGCAGCAATAGAGGCAGAGCCTGTCATAAGATCAAGCCTACGCTTCTCTACTCTCAACCACTTCTCTGTCTCAGCGGAAAGTTTACCACCAGAAGATTTAACAGATAGAGCAACCCTCTGGAAGGCTTTCTCAAAGACAGCAGCAGAAGCCTCTGCACTGAGTAGTTTGTCGTGCAACCTGCCAAGATCAGAAATAGACTCAGCAGTGCCATTAGTCTTGACGGTCCAGCCGATGCTACCTAGATCATAGTTTGACATTGCGGAAAACCTTTAAGTATATTGCATCAAGTCTTTGAACAACTGTGATATCGAAGGGAGACAGTATGCTCCCCGGTATCTGGCAGTAGTAGTATATGTCTCTGTGAGTGATAGGGCGTGGACCACCCTCACCTTGATCACGGGTATTGGACAAAGAAATAAAGGCAAACCAGACATGCGCTAACAACTCTGGGAACACTGGCCCCAACAAAGCTGTAGGCGTCTGCCCGGTTTGCCTTTCAACTTGTTCTAAATAGTCTCTCTCAGAGAAACCATCTTTGTCTTTCTTAGAGAGCGAGAACTCCCATTCCGCGTATTCTTCTAGATCAAGGATTAACTCGTGAAAAAATCAGATTGATCGTTAAGCCCCTCTGAGATTTGATTACTAATCCAAGGAAGAGCAGTGAGAACCTCAGTAGCAGTGACCTTACTGAACGGGACAGACTTGCCACCGAAGTAGATTTTCCAATCATGGATAACCGCAACAGTGAGTTCAAGGCTGGCCTTCTCTAGATCAGAGGAAGTCATCTTTACATTTTTGTTGCTAGACGCTTTCTTCAACCGCTTATCAGACTGCTCATACAGAGCCTCCTTGTACTTCTGAGAATACGGGGTATGAATAGTGACGCTCATAGGGGTATCATCAGGCATAAGCAGGGCTTCACCAGAACCACTAGGGTGCTTCAAGAGGATTTCAATAGTGTCTTTGGGTTTTAGGTCAAGCAAGTCCATCGTCGGGAATGTCCTATAGTGATTAAGCGATATTTCAGGAATATAGTTGCCGGGTGATATTATATAGATGGAGGGACCAAACCCCGACAATCCAGCCCCTCCTACCCCTCACGGGGATAGATTAGACGCTACGTGTCAACTTAATACTAGTGTTTTCCGTAGTGTCATAAAGTGCAACAAAAGGTAGTGTGATGATGCGCGACTGTGGGTTGTCAACCGGAGTACTTGCAGCATTAATTTTGACTCGGGGAAACAGCCAAGTATAGTCAGAGGCACCCGTTGGGTCATCTACAGAAACTTCAAAAGCAGTCTGAGTTTCGTTAATGAAACGATTAATCAAAGTTGCATCTTCAAAGTAGGCTGTGATAGTACCCTCAACCGCAGCCATACCATACTCCAACTGAGGAGTAGTACTTGCGCCAACTACAAAAGTAGGTGAAAAGCCATTGTCAATTGTAAAGTCAATACCAGTTACGGTGGCAATAGAAGTCAGAGAACCACCAGCATCAGCAATACGAACCAGACCTGAATAAGAATCAAAGGGTTGGTTGACACTGGAAGCAGTCTTGGCAGCATCAAAGGACGTACCAGAGATTGCCATGTTCTTACCAACCATACTGAAAGCACCAGTAACCATTTGGTTAGGTTTAATCGACACAGCAAGTTTAGACACACTCATGCCAGAGAACAATCTGTGTTGAGCGATATCGTTAGCAGAGTCTTCAATATGGAAAGACTTAATCGTAGTGCCAACCTTCAAGACGTTAGTAGAGAAGGTGCTCATAAATGCCGATTCAATCAGAGCATCATAGTCAGCCTTACGGAGGTCAACCACAATATCCCCAGAAGCAGTACGATTACCATGACGGTCTGTGCGGGTCATACGATCAGGTTGGATGTCATTACCAATGACACGCTCTTTAGTAAGTTCAAGATTATGAGTGGTGTAGGGCAGAGAGATTAGGGTAGGAACACCGGGGGCAACACCAAAGACGGTTTCAGCTTGAATAGAAAGGCCGCTTCTAGTACCTTGTGCGAATGGCATATTTAAATATCCTTATTAACTGTTGTAGTGGTACCAGACAACTGAGACAGGTGTGCAGTAGAAAGGTGAATCTAGGTAACTTGTACCGACCTCAGAGTACTCAATAGGGACAATGGTACCAGAGAAAGAAATGTCAGTCGCAGCATCAAATCTATCACTGATGGTATCTGCTAGGGTGTAACCAGCGCCAGAGCCAAGCCCCTCTGGGGTACAGATAAGAATCTCATAAGACCCTTGGTACCTCTTCTGAGGATTAAGACCCCTTACAGCAGGTCTCTTGGACGTAGGATTAAATGTCGCTTTAACAAAGGTAGTACCATTTGTAGGGTTGTACGCTACATTGGCTTGGGCAATAGGAGGTGCACCCGGCATAGTAATTAGGTGGTTTTCAAGACAAGCCCTGATATTATTGTAGACTGACATTAAGCACCCTTTACTTGACTGACAGCCTGAGCCAGAAAGTTATTAGCCTCGATCTTAGCACTCTTATAGATATAGTAACCGGGGGTTTTCCAACCACCCCCACCATTCTCTACGGCTTGTGCATGTGGTGATCTGTTGTTGATATAAACAGGTACGTCTGATCTAGGTAAGGAGGCTATATCCCCCTGTAGCTGCCCCAAGGAAGCTGCTCTAGCGCTCTGGGCGTCCATCCCCCTAGGCTTACCCCTAGAGGTGTACCCACGGCCTCGGTTTGAGGCTGTAGCGATGCTATGGGATAACACATAGGCAGAAGTGTCCACAGGAGATGGTACAGTCAACTTCTCCGCAACAAAGCCCAGAAAAGCATCTCTGACTTGGTAGGTCTCATCTTCCATCTTCTTTAGTATAAAGTTGAGACTCCTGCTTACCACCATTAGTCCTTTACCTCTAAGATATAACACATAACTGCCGAACCGGACTTAATTTCCTTGACGACCACAATATCAACTGTCTTACCGTAGATGAGTTGACCGTTAGTTGTGGGTTTTGGATATGTGGTACCTGTTGTATTAACAGGAGAGAGACAAACTCTTTTGACACCAGACTGTATAGAGTCTTTAGACAGGCCCTCAACAGTATTATTGTACTCGTAACCTTTGACAAAGTAGTCTGTATCAGCATTCGTTACAGTACCAGTTGTCACATTGTAAGCACCTGCAACTCTCGTTCTTAGGGTATAGACAACCCCGTGATCATTGATCATCTTATTAAGTGTGAAGGCGCTAAAATTCATGTTATTAACCTAGCCCATCTGTGGGTACATAGTTAGAGTTGTCGAACTGACCCAATACAAATGCAGGTTTAACTCTATCAGCATCTTGCTCTACAGTGTAAGATGAGGCAGAAGAAATGCCACCAGCAAATACACCAAGGGCCTTACCAGAAGTCTTCTTCCCTAGGGTCTCGATTTGAGTAGATAGAGAAGTGTATTTACTGGCAAGATCATTATATTCTGCCTTAAGAACACCATCAAGTTGAATATTTAGCAGAAATAACTCTGCAAATCCAAGAAGCAGCGTTGTAGATGTTGTCACTCGACTGAGAAAGTGAGAAATTAACTTCTTCATCCTGTACCTGTTGGTCTGTGGTGTCAGTATCCCCAACAAGTAGTCTTACAGAATTAAGACGACCAGAAGACGTATTAACGTCTAGATCACTAGAATCATATGTCCACATGGTCGCCCCTACATTTCTTATTTATTCAAGATGCCCGTAGTTAATACGCCAACCACGGATAAGACCAATCTGCTTTTCTTTATGCTGGCTGATCTTGCAACGTCTGGACAAAAACTTAGCATTGTCACTAGACTTTTCTTTGCCATCACCAACCTTTACAGATCGGGCAACAACCTCTTCCAACTCTTCGTTGTGGTGTAGAAAGTCTTGGTTGTATAGACTTTGAATCTTATCAACCGGAATTTCCATCAAATCCCACTTAAACTCTTCGCCCCTCTTCCAAACCTTACCAGCCGCTTGGAAACCATCTACTTTGATGAACAAGGGTCTGTTGGGTTGGAAGAAGGGAGTTACGTATCGGGTCATAACCCCCTCCTTTTAGATATTAGGCGATAACCGTGGTGATAAAGGCACCCAGATCAGCAGACACGACCTTATGGTCGTAAGCCATGTTGGCTTCCAGAACCTCAGCAATACCGTCAATGGCCAGATAGTCGCCAGTGTACGATTTGATCGAGATACCTTGCCCCGATGCACCTTGCAGTTCATCCCACGTAAAGGTATAACCAGCCGAAGGAACCATCAGACCAGCCGACTTAGGGCGGTAGAAGAAGCCCACAACCTTACCACCGATGAAGGAGTTAGCTTCCGCAAGACCTTCCGCAGCAGTGTTACGGACAGTCTCCATGACCAAGAACTCTTCAACACCGAAGATTTCAGCCAGTTTAGCGTTAGTAACCAGAGCCGTATTGGTGACAGTAGCACCACCATTCAGGCGGGCCAGAATAGTCGGGTGGTTAACCAGAATGTCACGGACTTGTTTACCAAGGACCATAACGTTAGGTTTGAAACCGCCAGACTTCAACTGAACAGCCTGCATAATAGCAGTCACATCCTGAATAGGAGTCGAGTTGGTGTAGTCCGACCATTGACGCACTTGGTTAGCTGCGGGAGCACCCGAAACACCAGTCCAGTCAGTACCCCAGACACCAGTTGCCAGATAGGTAGCAGCCCACTTGACTTCACGGTCAATCAACAGTTGCGAGGTCAGCATAGCAGAAGCAGCCTGACGGATATTCAGCATAGTATCTTCGTTAGCCAAAGTTTCAAAGTCGAAATCCGTAGCAAGCGAGAACACGTCAGCAGAATAGGTATCGGTCGAGAGCGTCATACCAACGCGCGGGGCTTGGGTGCGAGGGGCACGGGCCTTTACATCACCAGTACGATTGAACTGTGCACGGTCATAGATGTAGTATCTATCAGTTTTCTTCGTGACAGATACAGACGGGAACACGCGGTCAGCGATAAAGCCCGTAGTACCTTGCAGGAAGGCTACCGTCAGATTAGTAAGCGGCTGATCAATATGAACAGCACCAGCAGAGAGCATAGCCATGTATTATTTCCTTATTCCGTTAAAGTACTATTATGGGACCAGCGAACCGTCGAGACGCAGTTGCACAGTAAACACTTGGTTCACAACAGCAGCTTCCAGAGCAGTACCAACAATCACATTGCCAGTAACACCAGTAATAGCAAGACCCGTAGCGGTAACAGCAACGTTAGCCCCAACAGCGATAGTAGCAGAGGCAACCATAGTTACTTTGCCATCACGAGCAACCGTAATGGGTTGACCAGATGCAGTTGATGCATTCAAGGTAACACCTTCGATACGACCACCCAGCGATGGGGCTACAACCTGACCCGAAGAGTTATATACGACACCACGGAATTGCGAAATGGCAGCACCTGCAATCATAGTGTAGTTAGAGAGTTTTTCCGTAACAGCCATAAGCTTGTTCCTTTACTTTTTCTTGTAGGTTTGCAGGAGAAGGGCTTTACCCTCTGCTGTTTTAGTGACTGCTTCGTATGCTTTGTAGAAGTCTACAGCATGGGTCTTCTGGTGTGACTTAACCATTTCGTCCAGAATCTCTGAGGCTTCTTTTTGGTCACTATCAGCATCTGACTTACCGACCTCTTTATAGGTATCCCCAAAGAGAGTGTTAGCCGCAATGAGCATGGACAGTAGCTCTTGATCAAAGCCTACAGCCTTCATAAGTTTACCGCGTTGATCAGCAGTGCCTTTGAAGTTAGGGATGGTATCGTTTGCGCGCTTACGGAGGTCTTCGGCCTCTTTAGCCTTCTCAACCTCTTCCAGCTTCTTGAGGACCACCTCTGGCAACAGAGACTTGGCAATCTTCTGACCACCAACTTCGATAGTCTCTTCTTGCTTCTCTACGTCTTCTTTAGTTGCGTCTTCCAGAGCCTTAGTCAACTGCTCAACCTTAGCGTCAGCAGCAGTTGCCTTGGCCTCAAGGTCAGCTTTCTCCACCTTCAAGGCTTCAAGTTCAGCCCCTAGGTCTTTAATAACTTCGTCTTTATCCATATCTTCCTCTTTTTTCCTTTTGAAGATAGCTACCTTCGCCAAGGGATCATCACCAGCGTCTACTAGGGACACTTCGTCCAATTCAAGCTGCTTAAGTTCAGTCGTCATTTAATGACTCCCGCAATGCACGACCTCCAATAGAGAAGGCACTAAGTTTACCTGACTTTACAAGTTCCCAAGTGTCTAGATCATGAATTTTCATGCACAACACCCAGCCCTCTCTGTCAGTCTGGATACCAAGGGCCTCTGATAGTTCCTTGGTTAGAGGTAGAGAATGGACTACTTCACCCACTTTACTACCTTGGTGCATAGCCTTCGCTACTCTAACATCCAACATGAAGTTAGTGGCGGCTTTCACCAATTCTTCTGGCTTAATACACTCTCCACTGTGATCTAAGGAGAGCACACCTTTAACAGTGGAGACATAGGCCCAACCCCAAACTAACTGCTGCTCAGGGTCGGATTTAATGATATCAGCACGGAATACAGTGTTATGCTGGGGCATTTGGTTTCCCTACAGGTTTATTCATAGCCTCAGTTTCTCGTTTGATCTGCGCGTCCTCTCTTGCTTTGTTCTCTACAAGAGATTCCTTATACTTTTCCGGGTCAAACTCCAACTCGGCAATTTGCATAAGATTGGACACAGTACCGACCTGTTCTTTAACTTCAATACCAGAACCATTAATGTTACGCAGGAAGGAAGCAATCTCTTTCAAGTCATGAGGTGCAACATCACCAGCCTTGATCTTAGGCATAGTGTCCCAAGGTAGACCATTGAGTTCCCAAATACGCTCTACAAGTTGCTTGTTAAGAACATCTACAATAGTATTGATGTAACTCTCAAGGCTTCTAAGAAAGAGGTCTGTCTTAGTCTTGGAAAGTGCGTAAGACCCACCAGAGGTGCCAAGCATAAGAAACTCAGACATAAGCGATCTAGCAATGTCATGCTGATAACGTTTGACAACTGGATCAATGTCAATAGACCGAGACCCATTAGCAGTAATCAGTTCAATATCCATCAAACGTTGATTGGTAGGTTTACCGTCTGCGTCCATATAAAGATCAGATGGCAACAGGGCATAACCTTGCTCGTTATTCTTCAAGTCACGAAGGATACGTTCAAACCTAGTACGTAGAGAAGCATGATCGTCACTTGCATCTGAACTTAGATACTCCGCAGGCATACGGCCAATAGGCACACCATGAAGTTCTCGTTCAATAGCAATTGCTTCGTAGTCTTGAACTTTGTTGAGGTAAGTATAGCTGACATAAGCATTCCTGAGAACTGAACGACCGGATGGATCATTATTCAACGAAGTTGTTCTATAGTAGATAGACTTATTGACAGGGATCATTGTAGTAGGTTTACCCCACCCAACAGACTGCCACATACCTAGAACATCACCAGTGTCTTTATCAACCTCAAACCTGTCTGTAGTCCAAGGTGCTCTGATGGCTATTTTCTTTACACCGATACGGCCATCATTAAACTTACTGTTCTTCTTGGGGTTACTGGTATCACCACCCCTACGCTTATATACCACCTCATGCCACGACCAACCGTAAGTAAGGAAGGAAAGTGCTTCCGAGATATGGTCATCTAGGCTGTGGTCCATGTCATTCATGACACTCTTGAGGAACTCACACTCTGCGAGAGCAACTTCACTATCATCAGCAGGGATATACTTAATCTCTACGTCACGTAGGGTTTGTTCTACTGCGTACATTACAGCACCGATAATAGCGTTATTGTCACGCATTTCACGATACTTTTTTACAGCCTTCCGCCCCTTGAGGTCAGTCAGGAACTCATCAGATCGAATCTGCCCAGTGTAAGTATTTACACCAGCAACACCTAGTTCCGCCTTGGCTGTGGGTTCGCTTAGTTTTTTCAAGGAAAATCCCTCCAAGGGTACTTGTCACGGTATTCACCGTCTGGCTGCAAAGCAGCTTAGATTTTACTTAGTAGACCCTTAGAGTCGGAGTATGCCAAGTCAAGTTCTGGTCTGGACACCCCTTTAAGGGCAAGGTCTGTGATAGCCCACACGAGAGCATCTAGCCTGTCTGGAGACCCAATAGAGCCTAAAGGCTCCCATTGTACTAACTGATCTTCTAGCAAATCAAGCCCACGGCAGTGTTTAACCTTATCGCGTTCATAGAGTGCTGATACAGGCTCTGCTCTGGCAAACTTGCCCCTAGAAGCATGTACAAGTCTAATAGGTACCGTCTCATCTACCGTATGGAGTGTATGGCGAACCATCTCCCCACCTTGGTTACGTTCAGCTACAATACGGTCAGCAGAGTATTTAGTATACAACTCTACAGCCTTGTTAGCCCAGCCCTCTGGGGTAAATCTCTCTGTAGCATCTTCTAGTACATAACAGATGCCGTTTACATCTATGCCAGCTACAACAAGACCTGTCATATCACTTTCAGCATTTGATGAAACAGCCGGATCGACTGAAACTACAACACGGGAAAGAGTTTTACTGAACTCTACAGTATCCTCAATCTCCATTTCACAACGAGAGAGGATATCTCTAGTCCAAAGGGCACCAGAGGCTTCGTCTAGGATTTCTGCGTACAGTTCCTGACGACCAATACGAGTACCTTCATACTGTACCCTAACAGCTTCAACGTAAGTATCAGCAAGGTTAGCAGCATTATCAAAGGTAGAGCCAGAGGTAACTACAGTCTTAGGGTTTTTAAGAATGTCTCTGATAAGTTTAGTTGGCTTAGGTGTGGTGGTGATTGCAATCTGAGGGTGTGTACCAAGACGTAGACAGAATTGGAGCATGTCCCAAGTGTCTCTGTCATTATTCCAAGCGCATAACTCATCACAGTTATGAACCAGAATACCATTTGCATAGTACTCTGGCTTATCCTTAACTTGAAGGTTGTAGACCCTTTGAGGGACGCCACCTACCAAAGTTGACACAACGCTGACTACAGAAGTTTCCAACCCTTGAGAGGAAGATTGTTCCGCAGTGTTTGCACTCTCTTTCAGTCTTACGAGCATTTTCTGCACGCTTGAATGTACAAGATTTGCAAACAGTCTCGACAACAGTGATTTTACGTTGCAGAGGTTTTTTACAGTCAGCGCAACATGTGCTTTGTGTGGGTTTGTTTCCCCAGTCACAGCGTAGAGGTGTTTGCTTGAAGTGTATTTTTTGATGCTCAGAGTTGCTGTAACAAGACAGGTTCTCAATGCGGTTGTCAGACTTGTCACCATTGATGTGGTGAATCTGAAAGCCTTCTGGAATATCTCCATGAACAGATTTGTAAACTGCTCTGTGTAGGTATTCTCTGTCTTTGCGACCAATACGCTTTGTACCGTAGAAGTGGTAATACCCCCCTTCATAGATGTGCCAGCGTCTTCCGTCCCATTCAATACAGGCAGTACACAAACTTTATCCCCTTCTACAAGATCACCTAGGTTAATCCAACCGCGATCTGTGTATATGGGGTGTTCTGGTGTCCCTGTCAAGGCCCTGTTGTCAGAAAAAGTCACAGTCCCAACAGGCATGATTCTGTCTGATGTTGCAATAACTTCTTTGTAACCATCACGAGTAAGAACAAAGTCACCTACAGAGACATTAGACACATCTTTATCGCCCAGCAAAGTGGTGATGGTAGTGCCTTTGATAAAACACCAAGATGCGTCCCCCTGAGGACCACGAAGACGTTCAGGTTCTTCTGCTGAGAAGAAGGTTACGTTAGCACCATTCTCCCAAGTCAATGTTCTTTTAGTGGGGGACCATTCAGGATACCCCATAACTTTACCAGTGTAGGTTTTATCACCTTTCCAGCAACAAGCAAGAAAACCTGACTCACCTTTTACCATAACTCTTTCAATATCAGAGTTAGTTGACGCGACAGCCATAACACGTCTTTTACCAGACTTAACTTGATGCCTGACCCACTCTACACCTGCTCTGGTCTTCCCAAAACCTCTGCCTGCGTTAATTAGCCAATTGTTCCAAGGCTTACCGTCTTTAGTAGATGCAGGGGCCATTTGCTCTGGTCTAGCCCAGAAGGGCCAATTGTACTTCAACTCTTCGGCTTGATGCTTAGGGAGTTGCTGTAAGATAGTGGAAATGTCTTGACCCATAGCACGAAGATCGTCTGCATGTAGATCAAGACCATTTTTACCGAAGGTCATGTCGGGATAACCTTTTATTTTTCTTGTACAGTCAACTCGCCATTAAAGAATGTTGCTGTAACAGAGGAGGCTAGTACACAGTGAAGAAGACAAGTCCCATTCCACAACCTAACTCCGGGGTTAGACAATACACGGGATACTGGGAGGTTTACCACAGTAGGTCCAATAGACGCAATGTCTCTACAAATCATCAAGGAGACAGAGCCAGCTACAAGAGAGGTACCAAGTGTGATAGATTGGATAGATCGTACACCTTTATCACCAGCAGCAAGGTTAAACCACACAATTGTACCAATAACAGGTGAAATCGGGATTTGAGAACCTGCGATAGCACTTAAGGTTGCTGTACGACCCGCAACACCATTAGAGTTAGTATAACTGACCGTTGCGTTGGCAATAGCAGCAGCATTAGTATTGGCTACTGTTGTCAGCATACCAATCATACAGCCTTCACCATTTGTAGTCCCGCTAATATCCCTAGCTGGGAGTGTTGGGCTTACAATAGCCTGTGCTGTTGTGGTTGTAACTACAATACCGCTATTTACCCAAAGACAATCAAAAAAGAGATTGTAGTGCACAATGGAAGAGGCCATAAGCAACTCTGTCAGGTAGTTTGCACCTGTAGCTGGGTTTTTTATTGGTATACAACCATTATCAGAAGAAAGAGTACCATCAGTGACTCGGCCATTGATACCGGGTGTTCCGGGGGTCCATGCTCCGGGAAAGCCTGCATCTTTAGATGTGCAGTACCAGTAACCTACAGTATCTGCCGCAGTACCTGTTTTCATGAACCCAACAGAGAAACCATTGTAAGCACCAAGTCCGGCAGGGGGGTATTCAGCACCTTGAGCATCTCTGTGTGTCCAGTTACCATTCTCAGCAAAAATCATATTTTCACCGGAGAGGAGGGTAAAACCAATCAACTCGATTGCTGTAGTACCATCAAAGTGATCTACCACTACACGACAAGACTGGGTAGCATGTGCATTCGTGATATTTAGGTGTCTTACATTGCGCTTACTACCTGCGGCAGGAGAATCCACTACGACTGTAGTTGTAGCTGTAGTAATGTAAGGTGTATTGATTGGGGGGACAACCTGTACAGCACTTGTAGAGTCTACCACATCAACAGCAGAGGCATGTACCTCAATAGAGGCAGCAGAAGAGGTTACAACTCTTAGTACAGAGGATGGGCCTAGAATAAGCATATAAAGTACCTTTTAGATTGCCCAAGACAGTATAGGACTTGCACCACCGCTGCTACCGCCCGTAGCTGACAAAACCCCACCAGTAAAGTCTAAGTTAGTCCCAATGGTGACTTGGGACCACGATCCGGGTGCATCACGATAGAAAATCTTATCTACCCCAAAAAGAGAAGATAAAGCGGTTAGGTCGGCGTCTAAAGGTTGTTTATCACCCAAAACAGAATTCAAATCTGTCTGAGATGACAAAGTACCAGTAATGTCTCCCCAGACTGCACCACCCCCGCCACCAGCACCTAGTACAGCAATATCTTTATATGTATTGTTTGTAATAGCCAGTGCAACAACAGCACTATCAGACACTACGTATATCTGACCCACAACCAGATTGTTGTTTGAGACTATAAATGCCAGTTGAGCAGTAGTAACTGTATTAGTTACGTTATACTTCTTAATGAATAGTGGACCGGGCATATGTACTTACCTTAATTACCCAGACTGTACTAGTCCTCTTTTTCAGTCTTAGTGCTTTTGAGTTTCAACATGGCCAAGATAGCGTCAACAGCCGAAGAATCTTCATCAACATCATCACTGTCAACTTCCTCAACCAGAACTTTCTCGTTCCAACCAAGTCTACCCTTCGCAATTAGGGTCAGGGCCTGCATATCTCCGTCTACAAGAGCCTTATCCATAATAGCCTTGCCTACAGTAGCGTGAAGGCTTGCACGGGCGTCTACGATATCCCCACGGTACGTACTATACAAAGTCTTGTATGACCGAGGGCCATTCTTCATTTCTTTTACTTGGTCAAAAGTAATACGCATAGGGACGCCAGCCGCCACATTAGCACGGATCGTAGTTGCGACCTCAATACTGTGAGGGATTTTATAGTTCGGCATACACTATATCTCTTTCTGGAATTATCTCGAATCTTACATGCAGGATAATTCTATTAATTGGAGCGGATAGGGGGAGTCGAACCCCACTCACGAAGGCTTGGAAGGCCCCGGCCTGAACCCGTCAGGTTATACGCAATATTGGTGCTCTCTGTTAGATTCGAACTAACTATCCTCGGACTACAAAACCGTAGCTTCACCAGCAAAGCTTAGAGAGCGTGTTGGCTGCTAGTGTTGGACTCGAACCAACCCTCTCCTGATTAACAGTCAGGCGCTCTCACCCGGAGAGCAAACTATCAGTATTGGCACAGGTGTAGGGAGTCGAACCCTATCTTCTCAGTTTTGGAGACCGGAGGCGGTCCAACCGCATCACCCATAAATAACTCTACCTGTGTAAAGCTGGGTAGAACAACTGTCCTAAGACGCGAACATCAAAGGTTGGTAGTTAAACACCCACTAAGGGGTCTTACGTATGTTTAACTGCTCAAACTATAAGACGAAAGAACATCGGCTACCACAGAGAGGAAATCAAATGTTGAGGTCTTGTGTAGGTTGTTCTTTGGTCTGTGTATATATGGTGTAGTGTTATAACTTTGTCAAGAAAGCTTTGCTTTTAAAGTGCGTGGCACAGTTATCTTGAGTTTCGGAGTACTCTACGTCTTAGAGGCTCTAAACAGTATTTTTGTCCGATTATTGGTACTTTGCTTGATAAAAATCTCTTCTTTGAGGATTCTTACCAGAAAGGTACTCATTTCTTACGAAAATAGCCTCTTCTAGTGATTTTGCCCAATAAACTGAGTCTTTTTTACCTCTTCGTACACACCACAAATTACGGAACTCACTGTAGAGGATTCTGTCCTCTATAGTTTCAATCCAATAGCAAGTGTTGCTTCTGTTATTCGCTCGGTCCCTTACGGTCCCTCTCTGCGCGACAAAGAGATTGTCAATTCTTAAGTTAAAGATATTTCCATCTTTGTACTTCACATCTTGTTCAGGAAGTTCTTTGTAGTACAAGAACCAACATAGTGGTCCCATTCTTAGTGATGTCACTTTATGTACAGTTCTCTTACTTACAAAGTAACCTCTATGAGTCGTATAGCCTACACTCTTACCAGTCACTACACTATACAGTTTACCTTCTTCTGGGTCATACCTGTAAGTATCAGTCAACTCTTTTAGAGTGTACCCATTAAGTACTGGACTCTTAGTCAAACTCATCTACTAGATTCCCCTATACTATAGTATCATTACTTAAGTATCATTAATTACT